AGATGGGATTAACTCCCATCTCCATATTACTTTAGAACAATGGCACGCTAATTGCATCGTTAAAACGATTGAATTGGTCATGACTGATTTGATTGTTCCATAACATTGTAAATGCTTCATGACGCATCTTGAATGCATCATCCCATGTCCATTCACTGTCTAATCCTTTGTTGTTTTCTTCAAACCATTCTGTCATAGAATTGAAGCAATTTTCGAATAGGTTGTCTGTTAACATGATATACCTCTTTCTGCCTTGTAAGGCTTAACTAATAAACTATATATCATCATATCACCTTAATAATATACAGTTATATATATTCACTATTACAAAATCTATCCCCTTAGGATTACTATGATCCTAAGGGGGGTTATTTATTATTGACGTCTAGATACCGTCTTATCTTTAATAGTTTGTGGAGTCATATTATTAATATTAATCAAGTTAGTATTAATATGAGATCCTATCATGTATACATTCATCATATTCTTAGATAATACATCTGTCTTATCTACAGGGATATCTTCTAATGATACTGTACCAAGAGTAGAGATAGTATTATACATAGCTTGCTTAGCTTCTACTGAGTCAGCACGAGCACGAGAGAATTCTGTTAATGTATCTTCCATACCAGATACTACAAGTGATTCCATTTCACGGTCAGATGTAGCACCATTCTTATCATGACCTACAAGACGACCAGTTTTATTATCACGAGATACTATATTAGTAGAGATAGAGTTCTTCTTAGTTAAGAATTGTTTCATCTTCTTTAAGTGAAGATATACTACCAATGCTTCTTTAGTCCATACTGGTTCACCATCTTTATTTACATATAAATCTGGTGTAGCTACTTTTTCCATTAATGGTACTCCAAGGATATTAGCTGCTTTCTCAATCTCAATGAAAGTTGGTTCAATCTTAAAGATACGTGTTTGGAATCTATATGGATATTTCTTAGAGATATAATCTAAGAACTGTTTATCATTCATGTCTTTAAATAGATTAGCATAATATTTAGACATACTTTTAGTTGGATCTAATGCATCCATTACTTTATATACAAGCTCTTCAGCCTGCTTACGTTGTTTAGTCATATTAGCCTCCTTTGATTTAATGAATTGTTCAAGATGGCTAAAATTTACAAAAAAAATAAGTGGAGGCTATAAAGCCTCCACCGTTTCATAGAACCAAGGTTCTCTCACGATAAAGTTGAGATATACTTGGTCATAACCTTCTAAGTGAAGTCTATTTACGAGCATTTGTATTGCTCTACCCAATTTAGGATCTTCACTGTTGATATATACTACAGCTATATCCTTTCGGTTTCTAGTAGAGAATACTCTATTTAAGTCGTTATCAACATCTCCTTTAGTATATGCTTCTGGGAGATATTGGCTAAAGATACTTTCATATTCTGTAGTATATCCAATAAGATAGAAAACATCAGCATCGAGTTTAACTGGTTCACAATTCCACTCATTATTATCATGATGCTCGACATATGTTTCGATACCACCCATACTATCGACTTGATCCCAGTATTTGAATACTTCCATTATATTATCCTCCTACAAAAAATAAAAGTGGCAAATTTTACTTTGCCACTCTTTTTAGTTTAGCTCGTTTTATTGGACCATACTTTTCAAGTTGTTCCAAGCTAGTTTCAATCTCCCATCTGAGGGCTTCTCTTAATTCATCGTTTGTAAGTTTATTCCTCCCTTTCCCAATCATATAATTAGCTTGATTTATTAGGCTATATACTCCTGATATATGTCCATGAGGCATGCTGAGGAACTTTAATATTTCCTCAGACTTTTCTTTAAAGTTATCAGCCGTTACACTGTCAACTATTTTTGCTAATCTATAATGCATTTTGTACCTCCTAAAAAGGAAGCCCTCCGAAGAGGGCTATTGAAATTAGTTGTCTAGGGAACAGCAGCCGATTACTCGACCTTGTTCATCTCTAACCTGCATTCCTGGTACTAATAGGTCATCACGATGGATGCCTTGTTGTGCCAAAGCACTAACGATCATACCAGAAACAATATAAATTGTGCCAGGTGTTGGATCTGGTAATCCTTCTACCTGTCCATACACTGTATGGGTTCTTGGAACTGTTACGCCATTGATTCTGAAGTAGCCTACAGTTGTAGTTTGTGCAGATACACGTGCAACCGTAGTAGTTTCTACAGTCAAGATTGGCTGATTTTCTTGATCAACCAATCCGATTGGATGTGGTGTCAAGTTTACTGCTGTTGCTTCAATGATTGGTAATTGAGTTTGTTGTTGTTCCATGATAGATTCCTTTCTTGCCATGCGGCTTAATAAATTTACTTTGGGTCTATCACGGTTATAATATATAATCATATAAATACACTAATACAAAATTTATCCCCTTAGGATTTCTATGATCCTAAGGGGTGGGATTGTTTTATAAAGCACTGTAATGAATTAATAATGTGAAATACATCAATACTGATCTATGGTAACTATTCTTAGTAGCTAATCGATTACGTCTATGAACGTATCGTTTAGAGGACTCCATCAACCATTTCTCTGTAATATCTTTAATACGTAAGATATTCTTATCTTTACTATTTGGTTTAGGTTGAATAGAGAACTTAATAAACTCAGCTGTACGTACATCTTTATTTCTAGACTGAGCAAAGTATGTATAGATGATTAGACTAACGAATTCACGAATCTCTGAGTTCTGTTTAGTATCATTCTTTACAATATACTCAATTATATCTTTAATTTCATCAGTCTTAACTAAAGCATCTGCAGACATCTTACAGAACTTATAGTTTACTGATAGAGTTGTAATTTGATTTACAGCTTTATCAATAAGACGTTCTGCCATTAAGTTATCTGTATCTGCAAGACGATATCCTGTATCGGAATAATCATCTGATGCATAAGTAATATATTGAGATTTGTTTTCATATGCTTCATAGTATAGACTAGCAATATTCTTCATGAATGATTTAATACGACCATGTAGCTGTTGGATTAGATATACACAATCATCATCTTCAAAGTCTTTAAATCTATCAGTATAAGTATCTAACCAAGTATTAGAGATAGACTTAACTGCATTGATTACATTACCTTTAGATTTAAGATCAAACTTACCAGTTAGCATATTATTGACTACATAATCCATTACCCATTTATATTCAACTGGTTGAACTTTCTTAAAGAAACCATAATGAATAGATGGATAGAACTTACCAGAGAATGCCATATTAACTATAGCCATATCTAACATCTTAGAATCTCTAGTCTTCCAGAAATATCTAACTAGACATAGTAAGACTATAGTACATTCATCTTTAGCCGCAGCTGGGTTGAATGATGCAATCTTAGCATAATAAGTTTCTTCCATGAAATTAGAGATAACTTTCTTATCAATCTTCAATGTATTGAATAACTCATCTTCATCTTTAGGAGTAAAATAGATTCTTCTATATGGTGCTATATCATAAAGATCTTCAGATCTATCAGATATAAACTTACCAATATATCTTTTATAATTAGACAGATTCTTCTTAATCTGTGTTTCCACTATAGGGTATATCTTCTTTACGATAGCTTCTGTATTTTTCATTATATACCGCCTTTCTGATTATTAGTTTGTTCAAAATGGCTAAATTAACAAAAAAAAGAAGAAGGGAACAAATCCCTTCTTCTTAATCATTATCTTAATCGATCATTATGATATGAAATGATATCATCTACAATATCAGAATATGTCATTTCATCTAGTTGTGACTTATAATCATCAACAGATGGATTTTCAATATTCGCATCAGGAATAAGATCAAGTAGATAATTGATTCCGATATTACCTTCTAGGTAAATCATATTATATGGTAAATAACCAGCTTTGATTCCTCTATAGAAGTAGTCTAAGAATTCTACAGCATCTTCTGGTAAACCATAAGTATCTTTATTTTCTTCTTTGTATAGAGTTAAAGCATAGTTTACTGCTTCAAGATCAAGTTTAATATCTTCAAATACTCTAGACATAATTCGAATAGCACAGTCTACCACTGTTTCAATGCTATAGCCTTTCTTAAACTTAACCTCTTGAGTATTAATATCAATACTCTTAACAACTCTAGAAGACTCATGTAAACTTCTATTAATCTTTCTAATCCAATATTTAACTGGATCTTTTTCGTCAAAAGAGTCTATTACAAATAATACATTATGTCTAGTTATTCTGCCATGTAATAATCTATCAATACAAGATAATTTATAATTATCCTTAGGGATATTGTCAGAAACTACATTACCAAGTGGTATCTTTGACATAATATTTAATGCCTTTATGCTATCAGTTAATGTAGCATTATCAGATACAGTATGGAATGGTATATCTTTCATGCCTCTTTCAAGCATATAATCATTTGTGAATGTATTAGCATTAATATTTACAATAGCTTCTTGAATGATTTCAACTACATCTTCTTTAAGAGAATATACAATATCTTCAATAGCAGTATCATCTTTATTATTGATATTAATAGTTAGCTTCTTATGATCAAATGTAAGCATATCACTATATATACAAGATGCAGCTTCATTCGCAATACTTCGTTTACAATCATCCATATATTTTGCAATATAGTATAAATCTTTCTTAGTTAAGTTAGGATTATTTAACGTATTAACTATATTTACAGTATTATCATCTGCAAGTTTATTAAACTTATAGTCTACCATTGCACGATAATATTTATTTCTAGTATTAATACGATTATTATAAATATCTTCTTGTGTATACATTATTCTACCTCTTCTGTTTCAATAGCCACAACTGCATTGATTGGATGATTCAAACATAATTCCATATCCAATAATTCCACAACATCATCTAGCTCTGGAATATTGGATTTCTTATATTCGAAATAATCTTCTGCAGTCTCAATCCAAAGTGTTTCTTTATCGTAAGAATATGATTTGATTTGATCAATATTAATACGACGATCTTGTAATCTAATAAACTTTACCATAATGAATTCCTCCTATTTAACAAATTCATCTAAATCAAAATATTTGTTAATAAATGTAACTTCATCGTAGTTCAAGAAGTCCTTATCGCTAAAGTTTCTAATATCTAATGCTTCTAGGATGAGTCTATCTTCTCCACCACAGATGCGTTTAATTAAGTCCATAACATGTTTTGTTTCAGCACCCTCAACGCCAACTTCATTTAACATTCTATTCAATTGCCTACGTAATGGATATTGAAGAGTATAAATTCTAGTTTCTATATATTTTTCATCTATTGATGTTATGTCATCAGTAATATAGAATAATGCTTTATATTGTTTTAAAGCAATATCATTACTTAGAACGCTATTGAAGAATTCACCATAGATACGTTTGTATTTATAGTTATTGAATTCTGTTAGTTTATCAATGATTGCTTTCTTATTAAGTAATTTAATACCAGTGTATGTCTCAAACATAGTTACAGCATCATCATTCTCTGGTATAATTACTATAAGTTGTAAATCATGAATACGTTTATTGAAGTCATATTCATTTAATAAACTTTGCATCTCTAATAGATACGTATTGATTACGTGTAGTGTCTTCTTATAATCAATATTATCAAGAATATTTTTAATATATGCATTAAATTTTGTATCTTCCATTGTTATTTCCTCCTAGTGTGTTAAACCATATACTGTAAATCCTAATAAGATTATACATACTGCAAATATAATATAGATAACTATATCTATTCTATTACTTTGAGTTATATCTTCTAATAGAGTGATATAATTTTCTTCTAGTAATATAACTCTACATTTAGCATCTGTTAATGATTTTCTTAAACGTTTATTTTCTTCCCGTAATGCTTTAATATCTTTACCAATTAATTCTACAGTACTACTTACTTCAGACCTAGTTAATGGGATAACATTAATCTTCTCAGCTTTTCTTTCCTCATTCATATCTATTCCTCCTAATGAGTGATTGCATATCCAATAATTATACAAAGAATTACTATAACCAAGGCAATTATTCCTAAACCGATATTGATAAATATAGTAATATCATTATCAATACTATTAATTTTTCTTTCAAGATATGCTACTTCTCGATCAAGTTTAGCATCTAGATTACGTGAAGACGTATTACAGTTTCTATATAATTCTCTAATACGGTCGTCCATCATTTCATTATCTTTCTTAAAATAAAGTATTACTCCTTCAATATCCTCTCTAATTTTATCAATCTCTGACCTCTTATTAAAAAACATCATATATATTCCTCCTAGTGAATCTTTGTAATATAGATAATGACTGCTACTATTAAAACTATAATTAGAGTGATAAGTAAATCAAATACAAATTGAATCCTGTCTTCAAGCTTCTTAATTTTAATAGTTATTAATTCATTATCAGATCTGAGTTTATCAACATTTGAATTTGTTAAGAATGCGGCTCCTTCAAGAGTACTTAATCTCTTATTTTGCATCTCATTATATCTAGTCATACTGTCTATAATATTAGATTCCATATCCATTCCTCCTACTTTGTTATATTATCGCAATCTATTAAATACTTCTTCGATTTCAGTATAATCAATATCGAAGTAATCACAAATCACTTTGATATCATTCATATTAAATCTATAAATTCTAGGGTCGATCTCTTTGCCTAGTATATACTTTAATTCAAATCTGAGTTCAGATTTAGTCGCTGCACCAAGAATAGCTGCAATAGTATTTAATACAACATCAGTATCTGGAACAGAATCAAGATAAGTATATTCATCTGAATTATAATTGATTCTACTTTCACATATAAGCTCTCTTATATTTCTAGATAATTCAGTACGTAATTCTTTTTGCTTAGCTCTAATAAGAGTTAGTACGTCAGTATATTTACCTAAATTATAATCATCATCACAGAATAGACGAGTTACTTTAGAAGCATTACTATAAGCTATAGTTCCTGGTAAAATTCGTCTAAAGAAGTCACCATAGACTTCAAACTGACCAAACTTTTCTATACTATCAATAAATAATTCAGTAGTAGAATCATTTAACTCAGTCTTAGTATAATCTTCAAATATCTTTATTGTAGTCTCATTAATTGGTGAGATTTCAATAATGTTTATTTTCTTTAGCATATTTTCATATGCATTATCATTTATTGATTCTCTTTTCTTCATTAATGCTTCGACTATTTTCTTATAATTCGAAATTTTATCCATATCCATTACCTCCTATTATAAACTTGGATATATCATTACACGGTTATAATATATGATCTCTCTGATTATTACTTTGTATGAAGGGCACTACTTTTCTATACCCTTAAACAATAAATTAATTATAAGTCTTAATTAACCAAGGGAGCATAGAAAAATAATGTTTTTTGCTGAAAATGTAGAAATAAAGAAAAAAGAAATCCAAGTACCTGTACAAGAAAAGTACTTTGGTAAAGATAGAGATACTAAAGCTCTTGAAGATGAGTTTAAAAATCTTATTAATAAAAAAGGAAACTATAATTGCTCTAAGATCGAGAAGATCTTAGAAAAGAAATTTGGATTCCATAAAGTAACTATTCTTATTGATAATACTGTAAATGAATTGAATGCATATACTTTCTGTGACTATGATGAGTCTAGAAAGATTTCTATTAAGAATGGTGAATATAAACTACAACCGAATAATGAGTACAAAGTATATATCTACTATACTAGAGGAATCTTAAGTGGTGTATTATCTCCAGCTGAGTTGGTTGCTATTACATTACATGAAGTTGGTCATCATTTTAGTCTAAGAACTAATATTATTAATCTTAATACTAAGATGCTACAAATCTTAGTAGATGGTGTATTGGATATACAAAAAGCTTTTAAAGTTTCTAATAGTCCAGATACAACAGATGGAGATAGAATCTTAAATACTATTAAGATCTTTGCATATTTGACAGTACCAGGATTATTATGGATTTTTGTATTCTTTAATGTATTAATCTTATTCGCATCCATGATGGATGGTGCGGTGACTGCTATTACATCTTTAGATATGCTTCTTACTCCAGAAGGACGTAATAAGTTATTTAGATTAGTTGAAGATAAATTCAAAGATGTATTTATTCGTGTCCAGTTACATGATCCAGAAGAAGAACGTTCTGATAGTTTCTCTACAATCTATGGATATGCACCAGAATTAGCATCTGCTTTAGGTAAAATTGAAGGTAATATGCTTAATCAGTCTCCTGCAATTAAAATGCTTCAAAGATGGTGGACAGTTCCATTGTATATGGTAATTGGATTATTCGATCCAAAAGCTCATGGTATCCAATCCGCTAGACGTATTGGTGGTATGGTAGCTACATTATCTAAAGAACTTAAAGACAGCTCTAATAACAATAAAGAAATCAATCAAGTTATTAAAGACTTGAATGCTGTTGAAGATAAATATGCACAATACTTAGAAGACCGTATTGAAGAGAATGATTCTAAACGTGCATTACCTCCATTAGCTGATGTAGCTAATGCTAATGTATGGAGATACATTCTACGTAATAAACGTGATTTAGAGTTATTGTCTTATGAATCCTTAAGAAAACTTATTTTACCACGATAAAATTTATCCCCTATGGAGCTTAGACTCCATAGGGGAATTTTGTATAGCTTCACATGAGAGGGTTTGTTTCGTAGAATAATATTTTTACAAAGGAGAATTTAGTAAAATATCCATAAGTTGCTACTGCTATACACTACCTATGTGTTAGATATGTTGTAATTTACAAAAAAAATAAAGCCCTCCGAAGAGGGCTATTTTTTATACAAATGGAAGGAATGTCCGTTTGGACAAATCCTCTCCTTTGTATTCTACTACAAACTTTTCCTCCTTTCCTTTTGGTAGACGATCATCGAAAGCTAAACTTGGACCTTCTTTGTAAAAGTACAATTCACATGGTTCTGTTGGTACATACCCAACTGCATGGGATTTCATTTCTGATTCCCCATGTTCAAAGTCCTGACGTAAACGAACTACTACGCCGTCTTGTAATTTTTTGAATAGTAATGTTTTCATGATATACCTCTTTCTGCCCTGTGGGCTAACTAAATATAAACTATATATCATATCACGTTAATAATATATAACTACATATATCCAATATTACAAAAAAAGAAAGAGAGGTAGTTCAACTACCTCTCTTATTGGTCTAACAATAAGCCCAATCTAATGCTTCTTTACATGTATCTACAGTTTTATCATAATATGTCCTCTTACCATCTAATTCATGGTAGTATTCGCATAATATCTTACCATCGTTATATGTAAAATACATATCACCATATGGAGTTATTAGACGTATAGATACATTACTCTTTCCATCAGTATTAGGCATAATAAATACTTTTTTATATCCAAATTGTGTATATAAATCCATGATTAGATCTAGCATCATATCATTTTGTTTATCAAAATACATTTTGATATAGTATTGTAACATGAATTGGATGAAGTTAAATACATCATATCCACTAATGAATCTATACGATTTAGATTTATAACCGTCATTAGATAACGTTAATTCAAATTCATTACCATTATCAACGATATCAATATTTATAATATAGTCTCTGATATTGTATCTAATATGAGTATCAGTAAAGTCATTAGCTGGAAGGATAATATGACTTACTGCATAGTTTAATTCCGGTATAGATATACCGTCCAATTTATTATACTCTATGAATAATTTTTCAACACTTTCAAATGGATCTCCAATAATAGTCATATCGTATCCTTTTTTGAAATTAGATACACTTGTACAGAATGCTTTTGTTTCTGCATCATAGTGTATCTTTAATGTGTTAATATCATCTTCATTATATATGATATAAGCTAAAATGTATTCTTTATTATAACTCCTAATAATCATTGGATTTATACTTGGTAAAAACTGACGTAATTTGAAATATACATTGTATAAATTATCTTGATCAATCATTATTTTCAATCCTCTCTTGATATTATTTAATTACTTCATATTCTCTAATAGCAAAGTCTAAGATATCTTCATATTTTCTAGCTTTAAAATTACCAAAGAATTTATTGTTATATTTATCAATTTTACATTCTATATAATTTTTACTATCTGGTGCAATAGAGAAAATCATATATCCATTCTTACTTTGTAATTTAATAATAGTACCAACTACAATCTCAGCAGGGAATATAGAGATAATATTATTGGTATCATTACCAAATTCTAAATATAAACTTATAAGCAATTCTACTAAAGGTAGTGTTGTAGTATTAAATGAGATATCTTTAACACCATTAATTCGAATGTAATAAATGAATTTGAATACCTCAAATCCATTCTTAAATCTATATTTGGATGATGTATATTCATCATTATAAAATAATAATTCAAATACATCATCTTTAACTTTTATTACCATTCTAAAGGAGTTACATTGAATGATGTATGTATCATCGATAAATGTACCTCCTATACCAGGACATATAAGATTTGCCACATCGGCTAATATTTTAACATCTGGCTTATCCAATCCATTAGCTTCAATAAATCTATCTGTTATGAATGATATTGGATCTCCTTCATAACAGTCAACGCTATCTTTTTTGAAGTTTGTTATTAGTATAGTAAATGTATCATTAGCAGATTTAACTATTTTGCACACATCAACATCGCCATCAGAAAATATGTGTACTAATACATACTCATCGTTATATTGTCTAATTAACATAGGCTTTATAAATCCAAGCCTTAATAATTCTTCATATACATCGTATAATGATTTACTCATTTTACTTCTCCTCTATTATAAGATTCTACTACAGATTTAGCCCATTCTAATGCAGCTTCTGGGGATTTGACCACACAGTTAGTATCACAAAGCATTACATTGTATTCATCTTCCCAGATAACGCATTGAATCTGGTTATCATTATAATCAAACTTATTGAAGTTTAACTTACGTTGATCTAAATATTCAAAGAAATACTCTATATTTATATTACAATCAGATACTTCATCTTTTTCTATATAGAGCATATTACTACCAAATTCTAATAATAGATCTGCATATAGAGTGATTAAATCTTCAGCACCTTCATAGTCTTCATCTAAGTATATACTACGTAAATTAGATATAAAATCATATAGCTCATATCCAGACTCAAATTTGTATTCTTTTGATTTGTAGTCATTCTTCTTACCATGTATTATTACACTAAATTTACCATCTATAATTCTGATACTAGCACCAAAATGCTCTGTTGGTAAGAATGCTATCATTGTATCATCTATCATGTCTACATATAATTTGGTGTCTTTTAATACATTATACAATATCTTTATGTCTACTGCATCTAGATGTGTATACTTAGCAATAATATCTTCTACACATGCTTTAGCATTATCTGTAGTTATAGTCTGTACTATACCAAATCCAAATTCAGATACCATTATATCATACAAATCGGTTACCTCATTAATGGTAACTTGTATAGTATATCTTTTATCTAAGAATGTAAATGTAACGTACAATCTATCAGGGATGTCATTTTTACGTTTTAACTCTATATTGTTTATTAAATATATACATTTACCTCTAAGATCCCATTGTAATTTCAATAGTCTATCTAGTTCCATAATATTACACCTCTCCAAATAAAAGTTATCCCATAGGAGTTAATCTCCTATAGGACTTCTTTCTATTTTACAATCATTGCTTTCACTACCGTATCTTTACCACTAACACATTTTGTACCAGCAGAGATAGAGCTTCCTGTAGGAAGTTCAGATACTTTAATATCAGTCATCCCATTTTCGGTAGTCAAACGAATACTATCGTTTTGATTTACTATATGGATACTGTTGATTCTATCAGTCTTAGATAACTTAACAACTGAACTACCAGCTTTAGCACGTTGACTTTGTGGTAATGCATTAATATTAAATCGGTTAAGATATCCATTCTTGGTTACTACAACTACATCAGTGATATCTTTACCAGCTACTAATGTCATACCATCTACATACTCTACTGTTTTACCACCAATAGAACGTACACCTCTAGCTGAACGACGTACTAATGGAATCTCTTTAGCAGAGAATCGTAAAGCTTTCTTATCAGAGAATGTGACTACATCTAATGCATCTCCACCAATGATGATTGTCTTAACGAAATCACCTTGATCTAATTTAGTATAGAAGATACCACTAGCTGTTAATGATACGAAATCATCTAATTCCATTTTCTTAATGAATCCTAGATGGCTTAATACCATTACATACATCTTTTGTTTAGACTCAGCTAATTGTTTAATTACACTTTCTGGATAGATTCCAATAATATTAGAAGTAAACTTAGCACTTAAGTTTCTAATATCAATACCAGCATTAGACTTATCACATAAAGGAATCTTATGTACTGGATAAGAATAGCATTTACCACCAGCATCAAATAATACGATATTATCAGTATTACTAATATTGATTGCTAGTTTTGGATTATCACCTTTGATGGATCTAATGTTATCAGTCAAACCAAGTTTACGTACATAGTTTGCTTCAGTGATAACAATCTTAAATTCACCTTCAGGGATATTAGATGCTTCAGCTTGAGAGATAATTTTAGCATTACGTTTCTTACCATATTTATGCTTTAAGTCTCTCAATTCAGCTTTAAGTT